AATGATTGTATCAGACCGATTGATAAAATCATGAGAAGAAACAATACATGGTATGTACTTTTTTGTGATTCGTATCAGTATGAAGAGGCTGAGTACATGATTGATATGATTTGTGAGGAGTTAAATTTAAACTAAACCGCACTTTTTGGCCCCCGAGGAGGGCATTACGTAAACTCTCCTCATTTTACCCGGTCGCCCCATGGGGCTGCTGGGTAAAATTGCCGGCGGGCAGAAACGTAAGAGGAGAGAAAGGGAATGAAATCATTTAGCGATCAATTGAAAAGCTATCGGAAAAGGATAGGATATACCCAGGAATCTATGTCAAAATTTTTAGGATTTTCCCTTAGTACCTATCAGGCATGGGAACAAGGAAAGCGTGTACCGCCGGTCGCTTATCGGAAAATGCTTATAGAAAAAATCAAACATGAAATTGAAATACAAAATTTCGGCAAATTAAAGGAGGACAAAGTATGACGTATTATTTTACATTTGGACAAATGCATAAACATCCCGAAACCAATGAAGAAATGAAAGATTATTATATTCAAATCAATGCAAAAGATGAACGGGATGCAAGAAAAATAATGTTTTCACAATATGGCAATAAATGGGCATTTTGCTATAATGCAAATAATTTTGAATCAAAATATTGCCCTAAAGGATGTTATGAAACATTAAGGATAATTAAGAAAAGACATAAAACCGGGGATTGATTATTCAACCCCCGGACCAAGGAGGACTACCGGAAGGGATTCCGGTTATCCGTATTTTTTTTCTATCTCTTCTATTTTTTCTTGATACCATTTTTTTGATTTTGCAAATGCCTTTTTCGATGTGTCACCCGCTATCTCAAAACTTACTTTTTTATTTACTGCCGTCATGGAAATCTTATCAATAACCTTTTGCTTTTCTTTTTTCTTTTCTTCAGGACTTAGGGCATCAATTCTGTCCTGTTCAATCTGATTTTCTATTTCCAGTCGTTCGGAATCTGTTAAGTCTTTCCAGATTTTAGCGAAAGGATCTTTCTTTTCTCCGAGATTGTAGTTTTTAGATTCCCACTTATCTTTTTTTAACCACCATGTCGTATCCGTATAGTTCCAGATTATATTTCCGTGCACATCCAGGAGTTGATGTTTATCAAGTTTTTTAAACTTCTCTTTGAGTATCTGTATTTCTTCATCTATTTTTGCAATTTCATAAGGCGGTGGTTCAAAATATACTGTATGCTTAATCTTTAATTCGGCTTTTTCTTTTTCCTGCTCTTTGTATAATTCTTTTAATTCGATTAATACTTTCTCTCTTTCATCCTTATATTTAATTATCTGATTTGCTTTATCTTCGGATATGAAAAGCTGTCGTATTTGTGTTTCATTTTCACAATGAGGTGCAGCCGGATGAATAGAAATTATTGCTTTATTAATCGTTTGAATTTGTCTTAATAATGACTCGATACGCTTTGCAATTTTACTTTTTTTTAACTTTTGTTCTATTATTTTTTTTGTTTCAACCGGATCTGGCGTAAGCCGACTAAATCCACGAATAATTTTATATCCTGAAATTTCTTTTAAAATTACAGTCTGCATATTTCCTCCTTATTAATTTTGTATTATAAAAATTAATATCTTATACCAAATTTTGTGGCAATATTAATCATGCGGGTTTCTGTGGCTGTATTAACCACGGTTGATGCATCAAAAGTCATAATTTCAGATAATGCTCCAAGTGTTATAGAAAGACCGGGAAAAGAAGCACCAGGAGTCTGTGCAAAAACTCCGGTAGGTGCCGCGGCATTTGCCTGATTTTTTAGCGTCATAGTCCCGATAATATTTTCAAGTGCAAAATCTTGGATACTCCCTATATCCCTACTGGCTCCATCCGGATCCACACTTGAGGCAAGATCAAGACCTCTTAACACATAACCCCTGGTATCCGGCAAAATTAAATATATTCCGGCCGTGTTTCTTGAAGTTCCGGCCGCATCATTTGCATGATAAAAAGCCGATGCCGTTGGATTATCCGGATCACCCACATATACAGCAGCATCAAGTTCCGGATAATTTGCACGAAGTATGCCTTGTCCATTAAGCAGCAAAACACGATCTCCGGATACAGAAGGATCAACACTCTTCCACCAAATTACTCCCTCCCCCGGGGATCCTGATATTTTTCTAATTGCATCAAGTATCTGTGAAGTACCTGGCGCTTCGGTTACGCTATCAGGAGTAAGTCCGGCCGCATGGAGCAAAGCTTGAGCAGGTCCCCATATATTATCTCCAAATGCCTTAACCAGTTCCGTTCCATCCGCCGTTCCTGCTCCGGATGCATTAATCGTTTTTGTGTTGGGAAAAGGAACTCCATCTGTATATGTAAATGTAGTCTGATAATTTATCATTAATTTTCCTCCTTAAACATACGTTACTATTATCCCAGCCCACGTAAAGACAGGCTTAATCCGTAATATTATATTTTCAAATTCAGATTGTCTTTCAGCCGGAATTTCTGCATTCTCTATCGATATCAATTCCCCGGATCCTCCCCTCGCAGCCTGTCCACCTACAAAAAAAATAAAAGGCCATGTATCAGAATCTGTGGGGATATTATATGTTTTTTCATTAATTTCTAAACCTAAAAAATAACCAATTTGTGCATTCGGATCTCCGATATAAGCAAAAACCGGATCTCCAATACCTAAATATTTTGGCCGCCTGGTAAATATGGAACCATTAACCAAAAGATAACCGCCAAATTTTCCGAAATAAGCGTTCGGATCTCCGATATAAGCAGAAACCGGATCTCCAATTGTTACTTGAAAATTTTGATCCAACAAAATAGCCGGATCAATCGCCGGATCATTTGGATGAACATAAACATCAAATCCGGCACCGCGTAAAGCATTTTGTAGATCATCCGGACTTCCAGTGCCTCCATTGGTATATATTTTTACAGCGAGCTGCATCCGCCGTGTTTCAATTGAGATATTATTTTTTGTAATTATTCCGTATTCTTTTTCAAGATCGGGAAGTAATTCAATTGGTATATTATAAGGATTTCTTACATTACTTAATTGCTCGAGGTACAACAATAAATTTTCGATATTAAGAGAAAGGCCATTGAGGAATTTATCAAAATCTTCATTTTTTTTCGGATACCATGGAGGTCCATCCGGTAATAGTGCATTAAGTAGTCTGCGGGAAATATTAGGTTGTGACATAATCTACCCCACCCAATTTTGTAAGTTCTCCCGGAAGCAACACGTAAGCAGATACGAAACTACCTGGTAAAAGACCAAATCCTACTCCCTCGACCGATCCTCCGTAAGCCTCAACTACTTTTTGTACCGCACAGGCAACTGACGCATTTGTTATACTATCCTTTCGATCATTTTCAAAATCTAATCCCGAAATAAATGGTTTTAGCCTATAAAAGTACTTTTCAAGTTCATCCTCGATATCTTCTTTCACCTGAGCCTCTATGGTAGAATCAACATCAAGATTAATAATTCTTATAAAAATTGAAGTCCTTGTGATAGATCGTACGTAAAGATGTTCGCTAGTAAGCCCCAAAGGCTCATTCGAAATACTAGTAATCAAATTGGTAATAATAGCCGATTCTACTTCATCAAGCAAACTTTGTGGTGCAATTCCATCCGGATCGATATCACTATCGGCCTGTATATATATTGTTCTTTCAGGAGGTACACTGGATTCGTCATTTTCTTCGAGATCGGTAGGATTTCCCGAATAAGGATAAGCTCTGGTAACACCTGCGACTTGTTCAGACCATTTTCTGTAATCTGCTGTATTGCCTCCTCCTCCGCTTGTTCTTATTACATTGAGAATACGCCTACGATATACTTCTTGATCTTCTTTTTCAGCACCTGTATTCACAAGCGCTGTTATAGTTGCTATTCTTTGCGCACCTGGTATCTGTGAGTCTATTTGTAATGTATCACCTATGATAAGATTCCCCGAAATTCCCACCTCTTCACATCTTACATTATGTACTGCGAATCCACCGGATGCAGTTGCTTGTGTTTCCGGATAATACTGTAATCCGTTCGCATCTGCCGTGTATATTACCGTGAGAGGTATAATTGTTCCATTTGTAGCGGGAAGTGAAATTTCAATGACTGCCGCTTCGGCCGGTTTTCTTATAACTCCATAATTGATACCGATTTTTTCCAGGTCCTCCCCGGTAGCCGTAAGCACAAGATTCTGCAGGGCCCTTTCTACTGCAAATTTGTACAATGTAGTAAAGGCAAGGGCATTCATAACTGCATTGACTTTGTTATACGCTACATCTACGGCCGGAGTTTCCTGATTTAGGCTACTTTCAAGATTAGCTATATTTTGATCGACTTGCTCCTGTGTCGTTGGTATTCTTAGAGACATATTTATTTCTCCCCAGATAATTGATTTTCTATTTCTTGCAATCGTTCAAGAGTATTTCTCCCCATGCTAAAATGCTTAATTCCACTTTCAATAAAAAAAATTAAAGCCACATCCCTAATAGTATCCGGTCTTAGCATATTTACTTCCTCTGTGATTTTGTTGAATAATTTCCATAATTCATCAGTCATCTCGATATTAATATTTTTCATTATTCCTTCCTGTAAGCCGGGTCATTAGCCTGCTCTATCCAATTATTCCAATTTCTTAATAATACAAGGCGTTGTATATCCTTTCCGGGTGGCTCAATTATAATTTCAACATTCAAAAAATTGCTTTCAGGATTTGTGACTATTGCCTGAACTTTTCCAAATGCCTGATTTTTCAATGCATTTTCTGCGGCCTGTCTTGTATCGTTAAGCTTATCAATATTAATTGCACCTTTCGCAGTATCAAGAAAATTACTTCCAACCTGACTGTCCGGCCCTAAAAAAATATTCCCACACCAGCCTGGCATTGTAAATAATTGAATATTAACCTGATTTTCAAAGCCCCGGTCCATTTCAGGCTGTCCACCCTTATATGAGAAATAGGAACCGTCCGGCCCTAAAAAAATCCTTGGATCTCCTTGGTAACGTTTAAGGCTCATATAATTTTTACCTCATCCACTTTTGCTCCCGAAATATCAAGAGATGTTCCCGGCCAGGCCCCACCGACTCCCGTAAAAGCCGTAGTAAGTTTCGTATTCAAATCCGTGATAAAAGCCTGTAAAGCCGTATCAAGGGCATTAAATCTCACGGCAAAATCTCCATTTCCATTAATTTCTATTATACCGGATTTTAGAAGTTTCATAAAGGCCATTATGACATCGGCATCCTGCGAATAAAGCCGCATTTCTCCGTCCGAACTATCAGAAGTTATATTATCGCTTGTAGCAACCGCAATTTTCCAGGATGGAGTTATTTGTAATATTACAACTCTTGATCCTAAGGCCGGTATAGAATCAACTCCCGGGTTATTCCTCAATTCAATTGTCTGAATATCATCCTTATCAGTAATCCGCACCTGGAGAAGTACAACATCCTTAGTCCCGGTCTTATTTTTGCCTATTTCATACCCTGTAATTATTCCAGTTGTCATTTAGGTTCCTTGATTTTTTTAATTATCGCATCAACCTTTTTCCCTATAATATCATTATTATAATATCTAATTGTTTTACCTAATTTTTTAGCATATTCAATTTCGCTTTGAGTGGACTCTCCAATATAATTGTTAAAATTTACGACAAATATTTCATCTGAAATATCTATCTTTCTTTTATGAAGCTCATCCATTTCCTTTGAGCAATCTTCATGCTCTGCTAAATGGTCCAGTGGGGCATTATACCAATCAGGTAATAAATGTAATCCCATTGTTATTGCATGTTCATCTTTTTCAAGCAACCACGCACAAACCGACATTAAATCACAAAATTTTGACGATCCGCATAATGTAATTCTTTTCATTTTATCCCCCATGGATCAATAATTTTTCCACCTGTATATACTTCTTTCGGAACTACATCAAGTATTGCCTGAGTGCCTGATACTTCACATAAAAACTTCACGGACCGGATTAGTAAAGTTACTCCATCCGGCAGGTCAAGGGTTTCTGAAATAACAGTCACAAAATTATTAGGTTTCCACAATTTTCCATTTGGTGCATACCAAGAAGAAACCGGAATCGCCATAGTCAAAATGTCTGCAAGCATTTTTGAACGCTTCCAGTCTGCCGCTTTTTGAATATCGCCAGGAGTAGTATCGTCAACCGAAAAAGTGAATAACCTGGTTTTAGGTACATTATCATCAATTGACATTGCCGTTTGAGCATCGGCTCCTGGTGATTGTCCAATCGCTTTGTAAGTATTGAATCTTTGCCTGCCGTTATAATTAGCCTGGAAGGACAATGCCAAGGGCTGCCCCTCCTCTATAGTTCCACAGTTTTCTCCGGATCCTGGAAGAAAAAATAAAAAGTTGCCTTCTTTTGTTGATGAGATTAATATTCCCCTTTGTGCTGCCAGTTCAGTGAGATTATTGAATATCTTGTCCCATGGATTAGCGGTTACCCTGTCAAATTTTCCACCCGGAGCGGTTTCAAAAATAGCTTTTAATCCGATTTGTTTCAATCGTTTATTTGCTATTTGCTGCAAATTCATATTATTCAATTCGTAAGGTGGGCGTACATTTGAATCGATAGCCTCTGCCGTAAATGATGCACCTGAAAGATTTTTTACCCTTCCTTGATTATTCAGGACCGGATTGACCTGATATAAGTAGCCGGTCAATTGTAATTCATTGCCGAGAAAAATTTCAGCTTTAGGATATTTAAAGGGCAATAATCTTGCATCCAGCTCCTTATCAAGCCCCGGAATCCATGCGATCGATGCGGAAAATCCATCCGCTGCCGTATCCATAGTCAATAATAACTTCGCAGAAAAAACAGGAATTTCCCTGTCATCAAGAATAAGCGTAAAATCGTCCTTTTCTTTTTCTGTTATTATTCTCCTATTTTTTACCTGGTTTACATTTCTTCTTTCAGGGATTTGCGGTATAAATAATACTTCATTTATAATTAATTCGGGCAATCCGGAATCATTTGTTTCTCTTATAGAAAGTTTTGGATTTGCAGCAACGATATTCGATATATAAGAATCAATTCCGTAAGCTTTAAGAGAAATAGAATTCAATGTATCGCCTTCAATTACCTGATATCTTTTATTTGCAGTAGGAAAGGAGATAATGTCAGACATAAACAACTACCTCTTTTCCTGCCGGAAGTATCAAAATATCACGATTTTTTAGATTATTGGAGAAAATGAATAAATCGAGATTATTATCATTTTCTCCGAGCCCCCCGTATTCGGAAATAGTGATTTCGATTGATGTCCGATCTTTTTTGAGAATAAAGCGTTTTTCAATTTTCAAATCTAAAGAAATTCTCAAAAGATAAGCAGAAATATAAGCTATAAGTAAAGATGCTTCAGAAAATGATTGACTTTGCGAAAAATATTGATTATTGACCGTATTATCAGAAAAGTTTTTCTGTATAATATCCAAATTATTTGTAATTTCATTAAATAAATTTGTAATGTCTTCCACTGCCTGTATTGCCTGCGGTCTGGTTTGTAAATCAGATGTTATCGCTATTGTTCCAAGCGTTGATATAACAGCCGACAATACGGCTTCCTTTGTAGCCGCCGTATTTTTTCCAATTGCTGTATTTGCTATTCCCTCCGAACCGGTAAAAATATCGGTTGCAAAGTCTATGTAAGGCGTAATACGTGCCTCAAAATCATTTGTAACAAGTGCCGGCAGTTCAAGAGTTTGCTGAAATTGACCGAATAATGCAGATGTATTTATGATTGGTTGCAATATTGTATTATCTATACCTCTCTTAATTCCTACAACTCCATTATATATATCCGAATTGATTTGAGCCAATCCATCGAGAAATTCATCGTAAGAGGTAAGAAAGTTATTCGACTCATCGGTGATCGCCACGGTTTCACCGGTTTCAATTTGACTCGTTATTTGCGTGAATTGACTTGCACCCTGAGCATTAAGTTTCGCTTGCTGTTCTTGTATCCGTGCTTCTAATTCCTGTACCGAAGTTATGACAGCATCTGAAATGGGTTCTATCCATTCGGTTGTGAAAACGGTTACATTTCCTGAAGTTGTCGGATTAATATCCGGAGAAAAGGAAATAGGCTGTAATAATTTTTCACCAAGTACCGGATGGATTATCGTCCAGACTCCCGACTCATTGAATGCGGCCTGAAATCTTTGACCTTCGATATCATTATCAGGACCGTCAAAATACAAAATCATGGGATATCTTGTACTATTAACTCCAAGATCCTGAATAACAGAGCCCAAAATTTTTGGATAATTAAATTCCCCTATTTTCTTCCCCTGAGATATACGATTTGATCTCCAAAGTGCCTCAAATATATTTCCTTCCGGAGAGGTCAGCTTAATTGTTCCGCGGGTTCTTTCAATCCAATCGCTCATCGATTTGGTCCCAGCCCTTCAACCGGAATATCGGGCGCCCCGGTTACCCCGAACGATGCGGTAGTTCCTTCCGGTGCCCCGGTGAATTCTACTTTTCCGGTAACCTCGAGGGAACTCTTGACCTTCAATTCTGTTTCATTTGGTGCAATTCTTTCAGGAGTCGGAGGTTCTTCTTTTCCCACAATTGCCTCGCCTATATCTTTTCCCAATTCAAAAGCTCCTGTGAATATATCTCCTATTCCCTTTGCAGCACCTCCGACAAACTCTTCTATTTTTTTTCCGAAATTTATAAAAAAATCACCAATTGGCTTTAAAATATTATTATAAAAATCGGTGAAAAATTTCTTTACTTTCTCCCATCCTTGTACTATTTTATCCGGAATGCTCGTAAAAAAATCTTTTATTCCTGTAAAAAATTCGTTATCAAGAAACTTTTCGAACCAGGCTCCTATTTTTCCTACTGTTTTTTTTATCCCTGCGGTTAAGTTTTCCCAATTTGTTACAACCCAGCCGATCGCAGCTATTAAGGCGGTTAATGCGATAATAATAATTCCTATTGGATTTGCTGAAAGGGCAATATTAAGCGCCCATTGTGCGATCGTCCAGGCTCCTATGACTGCCACGATTGGACCGAGTACGGGGGAAAGAAATTTTATTCCGGCCGCAAAAGATTTTATGACTCCTGAAATAAATTCGAACACTTCACCAAGGGTGCCTATTATATCAATATTTTTTCCAGTGTTAAACGTTAAGGTTGAAAAAGCAACATTGAGAACATCAAAAATCGCACTTCCTAAAGACATAATGGCATCGACTACCATCATTATAGGTTTTCCGAGTCGGGCTATATTTTCCATAATTTCTCTCATAGGTATTGCTCGGATAAACTCGGTGAATTTTCCTATTGCATCCCCTCCAAATTTTTCGAAGCTTTCCACAAATTGAAAACCAACCTCTATAGCTGCTGACTGAAGAGCTGCAAGACGGTTTTGTAATGATTGACGCATAAGTGCTGCCATTTTTTCAGAGGTACCGCCAGCGTTAAGAAGTTCATCCCTGAAATCCCTTATTTTATCGGTGCCTTCCTTTAAAAGGATATTAATACCAGTTATTGCCCTTGCACCGAAAATTGTTGATAATGCTGCCGTTTTTTCGGCTGTTCCCATTTTTGCAGTCGCTTTTTCAAAATTTGCCATTATATCAATAACATCCCTGAAATTGCCTTGACTATCCTTGATAGTAATTCCGAGATTATTAATAATACCGGCCGCTTCTTTTGAGGGATCCGCAAGTCGCAACATCATATTTCTCATAATTGTTCCAGCCTCTGAACCTTTAACAGCATTATTTGCGAGAATTCCTGCTATAGCATTGAATGTTTCAAGACTTTGACCGGCCGCTGTAAAGGTAGCACCTCCCTTTTTTGTCGTTTCAAACATAGCCTCTATATCAGTATTAGCAGAGGTCATAGTTTTTGACATTACATCAAGAAGGCGGGTAAAGTTCTTCTCCAACTGGGCGGTATCTTTTGTCATTAGTCCGAAAGCGCCCAAAGAATCGGAGGCAATATCAGAGGATCTTGCAAGATCTCTTTCAGCAATTGTGGCAAGATTAACAGATCCGGGAAGTAATGCCATGGCCTGCGCTGCGTTTACGCCGGCAAGTGCCCAAAATTCCAGACCGCCGGCGGCTTCGGCTGCTGTTTTTTCTGTTAATGCCCCCGTGGTACGTGCTGCTTTTTTAAGTTCTTCAAGAGATTTCTGTCCTTCTTTTGTGCTAAGATCCAGGTCTGAAAACTTTGATGATGCGCTTGTTATGCTTTGATCGAGTCCGATGAATTGATCGCCCACCTCACGAAGTCCATTTGTAAGCATTGTGATCCCCCGCTGTATGAATCCTGCCGCAAGTATTCCCTTCAAAATATTACCGAATCCTGAGCCTGCCTTTCCGGCCCTGCGAAAAGCTTTTGATGATTTATCACCGAAAATCCCGGCAGACCGGGACATTTTCGCAAAAGTACCGGATATTTGATCTCGAGATTTGAAAATCGTTGAAATTACGAAATCAGGCATTTCTTTTAGATTCTGCCTCCTTAATTACTCTTTTTTCGGCCCGTATCATTATTTCGTGCCATTCATTCCAATATTTCAGATCCGAATAAGTCATATTATCAATAACATCAATAGGTTGATGCCGATAAAACATATTTCCCATCCATGTATCCATAATACTTATAACGGTTGATTTGCCGTCTTTTCTTATGCTAACAAAAAAATGTTACCTAGCACCTCCATTACTGCAAGATCACGCACGTTAAATTTATCTACTCCATCGAGACCAATTCCACTAAGGGCACCCATGAACATTTGTATACGCATATTACGTTCTTTAATTTCGCACTTATCCATGATTCGCTTTTTTTGTGCAGTTGGTTCCCCGTATTTAACTTCCGTTCCGTTTTCAAGAGTCTGGGTAATAAAAAAATTCTTTTCATTTTGTTCTATTTTAAGCTTTCCGAGCCTGAAATATCTTATAAGGCTATATAACACGCTTTCTCCTTGAACTTCGATATCGTCTGTGACTTCAAGGCGTTCCATATCAATATCATAATATTCGAGTAATTTGCAAATTTCATTAAGTGCCGATTCTTCGGAAATTTGAAATTCTTCTTTTTTATTATTTCTCATTCTGGATACAATTTTTTTAAGAGATTTTGTCATTAATCTTTTCCTCCTTGGTTTTGTAATTAATTAGCGACGAAAGATTCCCATTCCGTCCTGTTATACATTTTTATGGAGCCGCGGTTTTCCATGGTCGTCACGCTTTCGAATTCAATCCATCCCTCACAGGTATATTGCGATCCATCCGCTTTTACGTACGAAAGCGGTATATCATCTTTTGTAGATTCTGCTACATTTTTCAAAACGCTTTGTTCGCTTGGATTACACGCAATTACAATACCCTCCCTTACCTCTGCCCTGGCTGTCATTTTTTTTATATTTCGTCCGGACGTAGGAATTGATTCATTGAGATATTTTGATGCTGTCTCAGTTACGTCCGTATCTGCCATTACGTCATATGAAACTCCGTCGACTAATACTTTTCGTATTGTTCCGGCTGTATCACCCATTGTGTCCTCCTTTATTCGCTTAAGACGGCGATGCTCGTGTCAAAAGCTGTTGTAATATTTACAATTAATCCCTCACCTGAGAGTATTACTTTGAGATTGATATCAAATCCATCCGTTCCGCCCCTTATAACAATTGCGTCAGGATCTGAAAGTCTTTGTATTGCGTAAGATGTTTCGTATATCCAGCCTAGTCCATACCAGGCTTTTATTAATTTAACGCACTCATCACGTACGGCATCGATATCTCGGACTTTTTCACGGCTTACCGTACTTGTAATTTTTGTCACATCTTCGACAATCGTGAAATTTTTCCATTTTTCAGTAGTGAAGGTACGATATTGTGAATCGAGAAGATTTTGGATAAGAGCAAGATTACGGAATGATGCATATCCGTTTGAATTTACCGGAACTTCATCCGGATGATAAAAAGTAATAAGATTTTGAAGATATACATTTCCATTTCTTACGACTGTTGGAGAAATTCCATTTTTCACTGCAAGATCACGATTATTGTAAATATCCGTCCATCTGTCTTCTGGCTCACCCGGATCGATATCTTGTAATAATCTGTCAACATAATTTTCCTCCGGTCTTATATTTGCAATTCTAGCCCTTATTCCCATTGCCTGTGCGGAAATTTCTTCCGCTATCGAATAACTACCTGGTGCGCCAAGAACTCCATTCGCACGGTCCAATTTTCTTCCATTTCCGAGTGCAATAAGAGTAGCCAACCCAGATTCTTGTATTAATCTCGAACCAACAATAGTTTGAAATGGCCGATGCACTAATTCACTGTATAGTCCTACTTTTTCATTTCCAGCGCCAACATAATTAAGAATATCATCATTAACAAGATTACATGGGTATCCGTGAATTGGATCTGTAAAAAACTTTTCATTTGCATTGTCCCCTGTACCCATTGCATCAAGAGCTGGCTTAATATCACAAGTTCCGGCACCTCCGGTAAGCCCTGCGTATTGTAGTGCGGGAGAATAACTAACGGATACAACTATTCCAGGAGGAAGTGATTCGCCTTTCAAATTGAAGGCAATCGTAATACTATTACCGAATGCTCCTTTTTGTTTTGCTATAATATCGCAAATTTCAGGGGTTACATTAATTGCTGCCGTTACTGGTAATTCTTTGATTGCATTAATTGCATCGACCGTATCGCTACATATTTCAGCCGCTGTGGCTCCATCTACGACGGGAATAATTACAGGAAAATCGAGAATTCCTCCGATATATAAAGAAATATTTCCACCTTCCCCGGTAGAACCGGTAAAATCCAGATCCCCGGTCGCCTGAATACCAAGGTCATCCTCTTCCTGCGGGATAATCCATGTTTCAATTTCTCCCCTACTACCTTTGAATGCCTGAACTGCAAGGCGGTGAATTACGGATCCAAATCCGCATATACTGCCTACCTGTTCTGAAGAGGTTACCTGGATAAGTTGATCGGGAACAATATCGGTTTTTCCAGGATCATAGTTTCCTATTATTACAATCTTTCTTGGTACTACCCTGGGCGTTGTAGTGAAAGATTGGTTTCTTATAGCTGACGCAATTATCGCCGCTTTGCTGTTTACCGTTACTCCCATATAGTTTTTTCCTCCTTATGTATTATCTATCCATACGCCTGCGATACCGGGAATATTATCCTTGATATCGAAGGTTGTATTGATTATATTTGCTCCCGGCGCTCCAGTATCTCCGGATACCTGTTCTCCAGTTCGTAATGTAAGAATTCCTATTCCTGTAAGGACAACAAATTTTCCACGTGTTCTCGGCTCATCTTTTTGAAATGAGTCTATCCAACGATTTGCTACGGTTCCTACAGAAAGACCCATGTCAACATTGCGGCCATCCATCAAGATTTGATAGATTATAGACCATAATTCATCCATTAATTCATCAGCCAAAGCCGCTGCCTCGTGTGCCGCCGCCAAGGCTACCGCTTTTTGTTCTGGTGTGCTTGATGGATTATTAATTATACTTAGATCCATTTTTGCAGCCGATGAAACAATAAGTTCAATCCGATAGGTAATATCATGCTGAACAGGTCCAGTATTCCTGCCGGAACTTTTCGGGAAATCTCCTCGGCTGAAAAACACGGTAACTTGTCTATTATTGCCTTTCACTTCCTCAGCCGCTCTCGTTTGTCTTTGGAAGCCGACTGTACGATAACGTCCGGATTCTGCAAGACCGAGAATATTTGTGATAGAATTCTTAATCGTAATAAAATTCATACTTGTTCCACTTCTTGCAGATATAGACGTATATACTCATTAGATTTTCCGCCTTCAACTGCTTTTGTCGGCGATATCATAAATTTTTTCATAATATCACTCGTTGGACTTTCGGGAATCTCTACTATCCAAAATTCCCCGGATTGTGGAATTTGTTCTAATGATAACCGGGAAAGTGTAACTATAAGATCTGGTACAACTACATCTTCCCCGGTTTCAGGAACAATTGTGGTACGATCATATGAGATTGTAAGGGCCTTAAGTTGGTCGCCTGTTATTATATCCGTATCATACGTTATTCCATCAGGCGAAATCAAATTTACAGGTAATCCCCAATCTTTTGCATTTAGATATCTTGCATCCTGTGCTGACCGTACACGCAAATTTGGCATTACTCCTCCGGTACTGATTCAGATGATTCCGATGTTTCCGGTTCGGGTGGCAATTCTATATGTTCAAAATTTGCTCTTGCTTTATCTTCGATATATGCCGGAATATTTTCTTTTGGCTTAAATTTTCGTTTTCCGATATATAAAACTTTATCGTCAGGTACTATAATTGGCATTATTCATCACCTTCCTTTTTGCGTCCTTCGAGTTCCTCAAACAGTCCGTCCCTCTCCGCTGTAATAGCCTTAATTTCAGCTCTAAGCGTTTTGATTTCCTCTTTTAGGGACTTTACATCCTGGAGTACTCCTTTTTCAAGCTTTTCGCCGATTTTATTTTTAAATCGCTCAAAATTTTCTTTTGACCAATTATCAGGAATAGGATCACCCGGAATAAGCAAATTCTTTTGTGCTTTCGATCCGTATACTCCTGGACCAAGCCAATATATTTGTGATTTTCCCATTGATTCCTCCTTATGGTGTTATCAGGTCTTCGAGTACCACAATAGCATCCGTCTCTGTTGTCGCAAAAATAGGAGCCGATTGTGTACGTAATACTGCCGTTTTCTTTCCTTCTGGCATATATCCGTCATGAAAAAATGCGGCTGCCGGTACAATATCATCAGCAGGAGTATTGGGCGGCATAGGTGGTGCTGCCATCGAAAATCCAAAAAATTCTTGATACCACATCATCTCTGACGAAGTTATCGGCATGCGATCACGAGGACCGAAATACCGATCGAACCGTGCCTGAGAGGAAAGGAGAAAAGCCTTATCAAGGGGCATATAATTTTGTGGATTTCCTGCAGAATCGGTATAGATCATATCATTCACAAAAATCCATACTTCCCTGCCCTTCGGAGTCCGTAACCTTCCGTATGCAGTCCAGCCATTATTAATATATCTCGCAAATCTTGGAGGTACGGGGAAATTAAGGCTTACCTGGATAAGCTCGAAACGCTGATTATCTGCAATTTTTTGCACTGTAAGATCTCTGATAAATGCATTCATTGCATTTCCACCGATTGCAAGAAAATCAAGATGTCTATAGGAATCTTCACGGCCTATATCCAGGGCGGAATCAATATCACCGAGTATATCGGCGGATGCATTGTCCCATGGAACTGCAACTCCGATCGTATGAGAAGCCGGACGGTAAAAATCGTAAATCAAATTTACATTCGTTGTCCCGATTATAGCAGGCATTTTTCCGGTAAGGATTGATTGACTTGCTTGATATTCCCATGTACGCATTGATCTCCGCATATGTTCATTGTGAATATCACGGGCAAGTGCTCTATTGCGTTCGAGCTGTGTTCTTTGCTGATAAGGATTATCTCCTGGGCTTCTTTTGAGAAGTTGAGTCGAATTAATATTTCCCGATTCCTCAACGAGCGGCCATGTTCTTCCAATATTTGACCATTCATAATCTGTTGTGTTATCTACATCCGTAGGATTTGAACTTTGACCCCTGTGTACTGTAGCTGCAAGTTTTTCTCCTTTCGACTTAATGATATCAATATTGATTGTCATTTCATCGACAGAAAAATGAGTGAGTCCGCCACCTGCTGGATTTCCAAAAATAGATTGAAAAGCCCGTGGAGATGCCTGTATATTTCGTTGATCGAATAATTCCGCCATATAGCGGCTATAAAAATCTACTGGTATTGGCATGATTTCCTCCTTATACTGCCGGATTTTCAGGTTGTGAGCCTGAAATCGCTGACTGTGGAATTAATGACCGTTTTATAAGTGCATCCGCCACTGTCTGTGCCTGTACGGTTCCGGCCCCGATTACGGTATCGAGAGTTTTACTATTTTCAATAATAAGTTTTTCATCATCAAAAAGAGCACCGAAAATTATAATAGGAACATCGTTTACATCACCAGCCACAATGTCGGCGGCGGCAATATCTCCGAGTGATCTTTCCGGATCATAAATGCCAGCCGGAAAAGCTGTTCCATCGGTAGCCGTTTCGTCCGTATAAGATACCCATTTTCCCGTAGCTGCAATTTTGGCCATAAGAGTACGGCTTAATAGCGGATCTGCTCTTCCTGCATCCTGAGCAATTACTGCCCGATCAAGACGCTTGCACGAAGGCAGTTCTTCAAGGATCATAGGGCGTGTATCAATATCAAGTCTGTTTTGTACTGCCATTATTTGCCCCCTTCCTGTGCTTTAATTTTTGTAATTTCTGCTTGGAAATCGGCTTCTGTTTTTATATCCCCGGTTTCATTTCCGCCAGTTTGTTGCTGTTGTCCCGGGGTATTGCCGATTTTTTTAGTTTCCTTTTTTGCATCGGAAGATTTCTCCTTTTCTTTCCTTGCATCTTCAATTGAGACTACGGCAAGAAAAGCATCAATTCCTATTTCCCCGGTCAATACTTTCACGGCTGTTTGCTTGATGGCAGAATCATAAGTTTCTGACGTAAGAAAAGGAGAAATCTTTTTTACATCTCCCTTAATCTCTTGTTTTCCGGTTTCAACCCCCGCTTTGTATTTTTCTTCCAGAGCCTGATTATATTCGACCTGGGCGGCGGGATTTTCTACCAGAAAGTTTTTTAATGTTGGCATAATAACCTCCTGTTTATTGATTCCCGCACTATCTGCGGGGGATTTTATATTTTCAGCTTTTGTTTTTTTTGCAGGTTCAAAAAGAATTGTTTTTAATTTTTTCTTTTTTATCCAATCACGGGCCTCTGATTCCGTCCAGGTTGAAACGGGGAATCTTAAAGCCTGTGCCCTGGGTACTTCCTTTTCTTCTATTTTTTGAACGAACCATATAATATCAATTGATTCGGGAATTTTTACGCCCTGTACGGTTCCTTTTCCGCTTCCGGAAGTACGACGGACACGGATTTTTGAAACTGTCGGGCTTAAAAGACGTGCCGAGTGTTCGTTTTCATAAGGTGCAAGTGGATCAAAAAACTCTGAAACCATACCATAAATTGTATCATTTTCATTGTCATATTCTTTTTCTTTTTCATCCTGTTTTGCTGTTATGACTTCGTCAATCATTTTTACGTCAATTGCGTCAGTTCCATTCGGATCTAAAGAAACAAGTACTTTTCCACGTCCATAAAATTTCTCAATATGTTCTACAGGAAGATTGCGGCCCTCTGAAATCCGACTCATAAAAACTCGTTCCAAAGAATCGGCCATTTCCTGTAATGTCCGAATCCCTGATTTTTTTGAAATATCCGGTACTTTTTCGGGTGCATTGCGCGAAACCACCGTGACAACACGTATTCCGATTTTTTCCTCAAATTTTTTTGTATCAACTGCGATTATAACAACTCCTATGGATCCCGTAAGATTCACTGGAGATTCGCTAATAATTCGTGACGCTGCCGAGGCTATCCAGTATCCTGCCGATGCAATCATACCCTGGTTAATGGCGATCACTTCCTTTTTTTCGTAAAGCGCTGTCACTGCTTGAAAAACATTATCAACCCCAAGCACTTCTCCGCCTGGAGTATTCATGAGTAATTCAATTTTTTCTATATTTTCAGGAATATTATTGATTGCTTCAATTATTTGGATATATCCGGTCCCATCAAGTCCGAAAAATCTTGCAATGGGAGGAGGGCCCTTTTGTGTAAGCGGACCATGAATCAAAATTTGTGCTTTTCCATCTTTAATTGTAAGAATATTTGGAAGTGGTTTATCTGAAAAAATACTTTCGGCTGCTTTTATTTCTTCTGGCGTAGCATTTTCAATTTTTTCCAGATAGCTTATAAGTTCAGACTCTAAAAAAGCATATATCTTGTGCATTTCTAATACTACTATTTTAATCCTTTCTTGTCAAGATTTTTCTTTTCGTGGTAATAAAAAATATTTTATCGGGCTTAAATAATTTACGTTAAAGACTTTTTTTACGGTCATTACTCCCATGAGTCCGCCGATATTAGCGCATAGCTGTTCTTCGCCTAAGGGAGTCGGCCGCAATATTACTACATGCCCTGGCCGATTACCCTTCACGCATTTTGCGGTTGCTAAAATTACAAAGCCATTCCAGGATAATATCTGCGCTGTTTCGATGTCGATTTCCCGGATTATTTTTCTCTTTGCAGATTTCACGGCATATTTGTACATCCCGTTAGCGTTTGTATGCCCTATTCCTTTTCGATGCAGTATAGGTTTTGTATCTGCCCCTGCTAATCGAGCAATCCGTTCTGCTCCTCTATTACACCAGGTAATTCCTTTTTGTTGTCCTGGCTCATATGGCAATTTCTTTTTTACATGGCCTCCCCATGTAGGATACCCTGGTTGTACGTCTTTGTCCTGAAGCACTTTATTTTGAATCTCAATTAATTTCTCACGATTTTTTTGATAATACATTGCCCCTCTAAGCATATGTTATATCCTCCCTGCAAAAAATGATAATATTGCTATTACTCCCCAAATAAGAAAATCAATTATTCCCGGCCATGATTTCCTGGATAATTTCTTTTCCTCTTCTAATTGTTTCCTTGAGAGTTTTAGCGATTTTTTCAATATCGCTTTCTCCTTCTCCAATCCTGCTATAGATTTCCCTACTATTTTCAATTCGTTCTCTCTCTCGACTATTATACTGTTTTTCTCTTTCCTCAATTCTTCTTTCTCTCTCTGAAATTCTTCTTTCTCTTTCAAGTCGATTTCTCTCTGATTCTCTATATCTTGTAAGTTCTGCAATAGTTCTTTCTTTTCCTTCGAGTAATGCAATATTATACCTGTTAATCTGTTCTGCTCTTCGTATAGCTTCTTGATTTCTTCTATTTGCTGTAATGTAATTGTATATTCCGATAATAATACATCCTGCCAAAAAACAAGACAAAATAATACTAATAAAAAACCAAATATTAATTTTTTCATTCATCCTTTTCCTCATCAAGTTCTGGCTTATAATATATTCCCCTTTGAAAATCATCAGCCACCCGTCCTCCTGTAGCGATTCCGGCATTGGCTATTTGTGCCCAAACAATATAATTTCCCATTATAGATAATGATTCCGGAGAAAAAAAAGTAATCAAAAACATATATATAGTTAATACAATATGAACAGAAAAAAAGATAATCATTTTTTTACTCATTTGTTTTTTTCTGTTCATATTAAAACCATCCATTTATTTTACTTATAATTAGCATTATAATACTTACTAAAATAGAAAAAAGAATACTACCCATCCATATAAATATTTGTTTATTAATTCCTGATATTTTATTTGAAACCATATTTATTTTATAATCAATTCTTTTATTAATATCTCCGATTTTATAAAAAAATATCTCAAACTTATTCTCGATTTTCTCTTCCATATCCCTAAACTCATCCTGCATATTTTTTATCTCTTCTTTTCTTTCTTTTTTCTCTTCTTCGATTTTTTCATCTAAAAATCTATGTTGTAATTTTAATTTTTCCTGTTCTGTTTTTATTGTAGAAATAAAACCTTTGACATTTCTCATTTCTCTGCAAGCTGTGAGTATTTCGTCTTTCTCTGTATCTGTCATGTCAGTCATACACATATTATTCCTTATATAACCGGTTCGTTACTTTTGTGAAAAAACAAATAAAATATTGCAGCGGGTATAGTACATTCATGAATTCCTCCAGGATCCAGAACTTCAGTTTTGAAAACAATCTCTCCCGGTCCCGTTGAGGCAAAATAAAATCTAATCTGCGTATTTTTTTGTAATTCTCTCATTCCTGCCCATTCAATTTGATCAGGATCCGTTGCAACACATTTCTTTTTTTTCCCCGCCCCAGGATTCCATCCATCTCCTTGATTGAATTCCGGTATTAATTCGAGTGTTGACATTGCAATAGATGCTTGCAAATTCAAAGTTGCCGACATATATAATACGCCTTGATGCTGGAGAACAAAAATCCCTGTATTTTCTTCGAAAGTAATAAGATTGTCAAGTTGCTGAGTAAAAATAAGATTTGGAAAACTTATTTTACTCATAAGTGTAAAAACTGCTGGTATATTATTAGAATCACCTGTAATTATAAGCTGAGCACATCTCATACCTTTTTTTCCAGTTCCTATCATTTTTTATTCTCCTAGTTAAAATGTAATATTGTCAAAGCCAAACCTGGAACCCCAATTGATTCTATCGGATGACCGATCTCCTGGAAATGCTTATTTGTCGCAAAAGGTGGTACTGGTAATGCTTCATTAATTGCTCGTCCAGCCACCGGAGCAATATCCCCGCCTGCAGGACATCTCGAAAAAGTACCACGAGTTACTATTGTTGTATATAATACATGTGCAATTCCCTGTATTACAATCCATACCAATTCCCCATTTGGAATTCCAGCTTCATATACTACACCCAGCGGATCCGGATTATCAATCGGTATTAATGATACAGCATTGTTAATATTTTGTGAACCTTTTACGATTGTACCTTTTACGCTTACAGCTCCGGTATCATTTATCAATCTTATCGCTAAACCGCCCTCGGATGTAAATCTTATTTTCGAGGATTGTGTATTCCACCAGGGAGAGGCAGGCCCAATAAATCCAGTCATGGCAAATCAACCCTTACTTTCCCGTTTTCACCTTTCGGCCAGATATATATATCGATATTAGCATCTGCCGATATTATTTCATAATTTTGATTAATGAAAATCTGTACTCCCTCATCTTCGGTAGTTGGTGCAAGATCGCCATTATCTCGATATGTTTGTAGATACACATTCGGACTGGTATCTTTCATCCAGATTATTCCGGTTGTTATCTTGATTGCTATTGCGGTCCATTGTCCTGCAGGACAATCAATTATTACTGGATTTGCCATTATACACTTCCTCCCTTCTTGAATGGTGACGGCGGTAATTCGCTATATTCTTTTTTCAGTTTTGTTCTATTTGCCTTCCCTGATGATCCGTTAAGATTTCTTGCCTCTCTGTCCAGGGTAGTCAATCCCATTCCTGCATTAATTTCGTTTGCTTTTGCTGCCCGTTGTGGATCGATTTGCGGCATGGGTGAGCCGATCCAATTCCCGTAAAGCCAGGCAGCCCTTAAAATCGGATCCTGCCATCCAGGTGCAAGAATTCTGCCAGCAGCTATTTCTTCAGATAGCCATGCCTCGAATACTGGATCGAGATAATCGGCCGCCATTTCTTCACGCCATATAAGGGCAATCCTCCAGGCAATTATGAGCATAGCCCGCGTAGATGAATAATTGTTATTAAATTTAATGAGCAAAAATTCTACAGGCATTCCGGTACTTGCTGAAAGATAAGACACAAAAGTATTCATGAATGATTCGTAACTGTCTGCCGGAGTTTTATTTTCATAATATTTTAGGTGGTCGCCTTTTTGCATATTAAAAACGCCGACACTTCCGGGAGTTGTCAAGGTTGCTTCCGGAAGTTGGCAATAATTCAAACGCGGTCCTGCAGGCTGCGCTTGAACGAATTCTTCCCCGGTATCTGTGATAGGACCGGCTCCCGAAATATTCAGATTTTCAAGCGGATCGGATGGATCAAGTTGATCATTCTCTACACCGAGAGCAATAGAACTTTGTGCAATTGCTTTTTTTATAATCGAAGAGGAGAAATCTGTTACGTTTTCAAATTCCTGTATTGCGTGAGCAAGCGGAGAAAAGCCCCGCCCCTGTCCTGCATATTTAGGAGCAAATCCATGGAGCATCATTTTTCTTTTCGATCTCGGACCAATTGCGGGAATTTCTATATCTTTGTATTCATATTTCCCGGGGATTTGTAACCAAACCTTATAGGCTTTTTCGGATCCATCCTGATTTCTTATTATTCCATCTCCATCATTTGATAATTGATAACAAGAAGAGGTAAAAGCATCTCCCCGAATTTGATTCGGTTCTATAAAATCGAATTGAAGGGGATTGAGTAAATCTCTTTTTTGAGAATAATAAAGGCGAGTAAAAATATCATTATCCCTGTACATCCATTCAGCATATAATCTATGAGATTGATAGAAATTGTATTGACCCGATCTATGCTGTTTTTTTGATTTTGCCCAGAGATGGAAACGACGATCAACATTTTCAGCCCACTCCTCGGCCTGCTCTGGAGTAATTCCCAGAATTTCAGGATCCGGGATAGATTCTCTTTTTAGGCCTATATCGGCTACGGTATCGGCAAATCTGCTTACTATACTTTTTGCAATTAGATTTTCATTGACTTTTGCCCGCACCTCTTGTCGAGTAGTATAATGATTGATAAGAAAACCGGATCCGGGAGCCGAGAGACCATACGGCCACTTTGCGCCTGAATACATATCGCTGTAAGAGTGGTAATTATTATATGCTGCTTTCAGACTATATACATAATGTGTTATATATTTGTCGGCTGTTTTTTTTGCAAGTTTTTTTATCTGTTTTTTGAAAAGAAAATCAAATAGTGCCACAATACCCCCGGCGCCTTAGAACTATATTTTTTAGTCCGGTATTTCCAAGAATCCGATTAATTCTGTCAATTGATGCTTCAAGCCGATCGATAGCGTCCTGCAATTCTTTTATGCCTCGATATTTTGTTTGCTGCATTGTTTCTGCTGATTGAAATTTGTATTGTTCGACATTATCAAAATTGTCAAATGCTTCATACAATTTTTCGAGTTGAGCTATTTTTTTTTGTAATCTTTCTTCTAATTCAATTCGCCTCTCGACGGTAAGACAAGCCATACTACAAAAATAGCATAAGTTTATTTTTATGTCAAGAAAAAAAGCCGGGTTTCCCCGGCTTCCCACATAGATCCGAGAGAGCAAAGGGACTTATTTTTTGCATATTCTTATTGTTTTCATGGCACCCTCCTACTTGCGTAAGCCCGCCGGCAATTTTACCCGGCAGCCCCATGGGGCTGCCGGGTAAAATGAGGAGGGTCCGGCCAGGTCCCCTCCTCGGGAAAATAAATTAACTATTATTCATCTTTTGAAAGTAATATTTCCCCTCCATTGTTAACCAGGTTCCTGCAGGAACATATCCTTTAAAATCACATTTGTCTATTTTTGAATCGAAATTTCTTCGTTCGACGTGATTATCAAATAACATAGGAGCGTCAAGGATGATCTCTCCGCCTATAGATAATTCTGATTTGTCTGTAGAACTAAAAACATTTTGAAATATATCTGTGGTTATAGATTGAAATGTTTCTTTTGTTGTTTTAATGTGTTTTGATTTACAATATTTTTCGAATTTTTCATATTTTAACAGTATTGGTTTGCAAAGATTTCTTTTTAAGAGAAAATATATCATTGCTTCCCTGTTTTTCCTTTTTTTCTTGTACCTTTTATTTAGGCAGCGTTCTAAAATTATTTCATAAATCATCATTTTTTTTCTTCTTTCAAAAGTGAATAGTTCGTTTTTATATGAATAATCTTGGCGGTGGGTCAATGTTGAGAACACACCGTTTTTCGGATAAGAATAAAAACGTGATGACTCGTAATATATACCGAATTCTTCTGGGTACATATTTATGTACCCCCAGCAACCTATACGAATTCGGTGGTTTGTCATTAACAATAGTATAGACCTATATTTGTTTTCAGAAATCATCTTATCTTCTAGATCAAACAATTTTTGAAAATCAATTTGTGCAATATACTTTTTTTCATATTTTGTAAGTTTGCTTTCCATGTCTTTATATCTTTGTTCCTCAAGAAAAAAAAGATACATTTTTATATGATTTTTTATTTCTTCTACACTTGCCTTTACTGGCAAGTCTGGAAAATCCGTAAAAGAAAAATATTCCCAGATATATTTATTTCTGGAAATCCTGACATATTTTTTTTCTTTAAAAATTTTAATTTCAAAATCTTTAAGCAAGTCAAAATTTTCGCTTATTTCTATTAAGTTTCTTTCATTCTTTGTTAATGTCTTCATATCTCTTCTCCTCTCCATCTGCGTAAGTCGATTTCCTGTTGATCTGCCCAGGCCATTAATCTTTTTTTTTGTTGATATGCTTCCTCAAGCGTTTTCACATGTCCAAACCCACATGGCATGGGCAAACAAGATGCATAATAATATATCTGCCCTGGTGAAAAAAAACATTTATATAATATTTCTCCTTTATATTTTATCTTTGTCATAATTGCCCTCCTCAAGGTTTCGGTTATTAGTACTCCCGCCTGAACGTGATCGACTCATCGACCGGACGCACCGCTTATCAGACATACCGGGAAGGTCCCCGGATATAGTTATTTTGCTTTTATTTTAGATAAAAGCTTTTCACCTTTTTTTGTAAGAAAAGGCTTATTATTTTCTATTTTCACTATTTTTTTTTCAATAAGAGCATTAATGGTTTCGGTATCCCTTGTGTCAAAATCTTGAATTCCTATAGGTTGATTTTTTATTCCTTTAACAATCTGTAGGATTCTGTCTGTTTTCCATGTTGGTAATGTCTTCATATTCACCCTCCTCAAGGTTTCGGTTAATTTCCCGGTTAACCGGGTATGGAAACTCGTAGCCTCGAGCTACGATGCTGGCCTGGTTACCAGTGTTTCCCCAAATGTTAATTTTCTAAGATTTCCTCACAAATCATATCAATCATGTACTCAGCCTCTTCATACTGATACGAATCACAAAAAAGTACATACCATGTATTGTTTCTTCTCATGATTTTATCAATCGGTCTGATACAATCATT